AGATATACTTAAAGAAATACATAAGTCGAAAAACCAATTTAATAGCTTTCTTGCTCCGGAATACGGGCAGTATGATATTATTTTGCCGAGTGTAGACAAAATAAATCGATTAACTGTTACAGAAGCAAAGCGGAATAAAGCAAAGAAGATGTCTTCTGCTGAATATGATCGAAGGAAAAAGCTCGGAGAAAAAGTTAAGCAAGCAGAATGCGAAACATTATATACTGAAATTACAAAAGAAGAATTAATTTTCCGAGTAATGACATTTGAACATATTCCAGAAGAACCTGGACGTAAAAAGAACCCAAAGACTGTTGCTGATACTAGAGTTAAACTTCCGTTTCCTCCTTTCCATCATTACAAGTATAACGATGAAGGAGAAATTATCCTAGTAGGTAAAAGTCACTGGGTAGGCGGCATGGACAACGGTCACTTTAGTCATCAACACGGCAAAGCAACTAATACACTTGCTATGATGTGGTTAAAACTTGTTGATCGGTATGCAACTCGAGGAAATGTACGTGGATACACATACAACGACGAGATGAAAGGTCAAGCAATACTACAATTAGCACAAATTGGACTACAGTTTGACGAATCTAAGTCAGATAATCCATTTGCATACTATACTGCCGCTGTTACTAACAGTTTTGTGCGTGTTATTAATATTGAAAAGCGTAATCAAAACATTCGAGATGATATTTTAGAAATGAATGACTTGTCGCCAAGTTATACCAGACAAAATCAAGGAGAATGGGAAGCAAGCGTTAAAAGAAACGAAGATGCTCCACTTACCCAGTTTGCAGAATACAAATCCAAGAAATAGGTTGACAACTGTTGCATTTTACTATATACTTGTACATGTACATATGGAGAACTAAATTTGTTTAAAAAAGCTGCGGTATTTACGGACATTCACTTTGGTCTAAAAGGTAACAGTCGTATACATAACGAAGATTGCGAAGAATTTATTGATTGGTACATAGAACAAGCACAAGCTGCTGGTTGTGAGACTGGTATTTTCTGCGGAGACTGGCATCACAACAGAAATTCACTTAATCTTACCACTATGGATGCTACAATTAGAAGCATGGAAAAGCTAGGTGCTGCATTTGAGAAGTTTTACTTCTTTGATGGCAACCATGACTTGTATTATAAAGACAAGCGTGACGTTAACAGTACTGCTTTTGCAAAACACATTCCAGGCATTACGTTTATAGACGAAATCTTCATTGAAGATGATGTTGCATTAGTGCCGTGGCTTGTTGGCGATGAGTGGAAAAAGATGAAAGACATCGAAACAAAGTATTTGTTTGGACACTTTGAACTTCCTAGCTTCTATATGAACGCATTGGTTAGAATGCCTGATCATGGTGACCTAAAGCCTGAACACTTTAAGCATCAAGAGTATGTATTCAGTGGACACTTCCACAAACGTCAGAAGCAAGGTGCTATTCATTACATTGGTAATGCATTTCCGCACAACTATGCTGATGTAGGTGATGATGACCGTGGTATGATGATACTTGATAAAGAGAATAACAAAGAGCCGGAGTTTATTAACTGGCCCAACTGTCCTAAGTACCGTACTGTAACACTTAGTAACCTAATTGACAACGCAGATACCTTTATTAAACCTAAAATGTACTTGAGAGTAACGCTTGACCTTCCTATTAGTTACGAAGAAGCAAGCTTTATCAAAGAAACATTCATTACCCAGTACAATTGTCGTGAGATCACACTAATTGCACAGAAGCACTTAGAAGAGATTACTACAGACCTTGATATAAGTGTATTTGAAAGTGTGGACCAGATAGTTAGCAATGAAATATCAGAGCTTGACACCAACAACTATGACAAGAGTATGCTCTTGCAAATATATAATGGACTAGAATCATAATATGATAAAGATTAAAGACTTAACTGTCAAAAACTTTATGAGTGTGGGTAATCAGACTCAAGCAGTAGACTTTGACCATGAACAACTGACATTAGTGCTAGGAGAAAACTTAGATCAAGGCGGTGATGATAGTGGATCACGTAATGGTACTGGTAAAACTACTATTATCAATGCACTATCATATGCATTGTATGGTACAGCACTTACAAACATCAAACGCAATAACTTAATTAATAAAACTAACAGCAAAGGCATGTTAGTAACGTTGCAGTTTGAAAAAGATAACAATAGCTATCGTATTGAACGAGGGCGTTCGCCTAATCTTTTTAAATTCTACATTAATGATCAAGAATCATTAGTAGACGAGTCGCAAGGTGACAGTAGACAAACACAAGACGATGTTAATACACTGTTGGGTATGAGTCATGACATGTTTAAGCACATTGTTGCTCTAAACACTTATACCGAACCGTTTTTAAGTATGCGCACTAATGACCAGCGTGTTATTATTGAGCAGTTACTAGGTATTACTATACTATCCGAGAAGGCTGACTTACTTAAAGAGCAAACTCGGCAGAGCAAAGACGCTATCACTGAAGAGACACTAAAGATTAATGCTATTCAAACTGCAAACGAAAAGATTGAAGCAAGTATTGAACAATTAGCCGGTAGACAACGTGCTTGGCTGTCTAAACACAAGCAGGACCAAGATAAACTAGCAAATGCTATTGATCAACTAGAACATTTAGACATTGAATCAGAACTTGAGTCGCATGAAAAGTTAGCTAATTGGACACAGCATAACAATACTATTTTGGCTCTTAGAAAAGAATTAAGTACGTTAGAACCTGCACTATTACGTGCCGACAAGTCTGTAGATAAAGCAAATAAAGACATCGCAGATTTAGATGATGCTACGTGTTACACCTGTGGGCAAGAACTGCATGCAGACAAGAAAGCCGAGATTGGTGAGCGCAAAAATAAAGAACTTGCTGATGCAATAGCTTATCAATCCGAAGTTAGTGTAAAACTTACAGATGTAATGACAGCACTTAACGAAATTGGTGACATTAATGGCAAGCCTACAACGTTTTATGATAGTGCAAAGGAAGCATATGAGCATAGAAGCAATGTAGCTAACTTAAAACAGACATTAGAAACAAAAGCAGCAGAAGAAGACCCGTATACTGCACAAATTACTGATTTAAATGACACTGCTATTCAGAAGATTGACTGGTTAGTTGTTAATGAGCTTACTAGTTTTAAAGATCACCAAGAGTTCTTGTTAAAGCTACTTACAAACAAAGATAGTTTCATTCGTAAGAAGATTATTGATCAAAACCTAGCATACTTAAACAACAGACTTTCATATTACCTTGATAAGATTGGGTTACCGCACCAAGTTATATTCTTAAATGACTTAACTGTCGAAATTACCCAGCTAGGACAAGACTTAGACTTTGATAACTTGTCGAGAGGTGAACGTAACAGACTTATCTTAGGGTTAAGCTTTGCATTCCGTGATGTTTGGGAAAGTTTGTATCAGAATATTAATTTATTGTTCATTGATGAACTTATAGACAGTGGTATGGATACTGCTGGTGTAGAAAATTCGTTAAGCATACTTAAAAAGATGGCACGTGAACGTGAAAAGAACATTTATCTTATCTCACACAAAGATGAACTCATTGGTAGAGTTAATCATGTGTTACGTGTAGTAAAAGAGAATGGCTTTACAAGCTATGCAAACGATTTAGAGGTAACAGACTAATGCATGATCCACATGATTCGCTTGTTAAAGCTTACTTAGAATATTTTGCAGCAAACGAAAAATTTGAACGACAAAATAGTGTACGGACGCATCGCGCAGTACGAAAGTGCTTGCGCGATATACGTGCATTAGCTAAAGAACGATCAGATGAAATACACGTAAAGCACAACACTACTAGAAAAACCAGAACATAGGCAAAACACCATAGGCAATGGTAAGTATACTCATGCAGTGGACTTACAAAGGCAACGAGATTGACAAAATACTAGACGACTACGAAGGATTTGTTTATCTTATTACCAACACCACTACAGGCCAGAAATACATAGGCAAGAAACTAGCAAAGTTTAAAACTACTAAGCCACCACTTAAAGGCAAAAAGAATAAACGTCGCGGAACTAAAGAAAGTGACTGGAGAGAATACTATGGCTCCAGTGATAGACTGAACGCAGACGTTGCAACACTAGGCGCAGATAAATTTACACGAGAAATACTATACCTATGTAAAGGTAGGGGCGAAATGTCCTACATAGAGGCAAGAGAACAGTTTGATAGACGAGTACTTGAAACAGATGATTACTATAACGGTATCATAAATGTTAGAGTCGGTGGATCAGACAAACTCAAACAGGCATTACTAGAACATCACATACAGGCAAAACAATCTAACACATAAGGCTGGCGGGCCGGATAGTAATGCCGCTGTGGAAAAAGCTACCGTATAGGAGCACACGTACATATTGATTGACACACCAGAGTGTGGAAGCCACCAAACAAATTGGGCTCACTAGTTGATATAGATTGAATTGTTAGCAGTCGAAAAACACAACATAGTTCATAAAAACCCTTTAGCACTAGGAACGAAGCGGGGGAATATTGTACTATAGAGATTACATTAACTAGCTTAACGTATTCTTTATGTTACATAATGTCGACGTAGGTTGGGAAAGGTCAGAGCCCATTGAACTTGTGTATAAACAAATACCTATTTCCAATGTCTTGGCTGTGGCGAACTCACATGAGGTTATCCAAGAAGACGACGGGACTAGAAATAGTTCCGTCTGACTAAACAATCTACATGAAATTAATACTTTATTACATTCGTAATAAAGCAATTATAATATCATCTTACAACTTATCACTTATACAAAACGAAGTATAGTCAGTTAGAGCGTAAGCGATAACTATTATTTACGAAGTAAATAATCAAACAGTTAACAAATTAATAAATACATTATAGTTGATATTAAGGAATAATCGTATGAAAATCTCTGAGTTTACAGAACACGAGCAATTAGATGAATTGAGTGCTGCAGATGCCGGAAATAAAATTGGTGGTGGCGTAAGAGCTGTAGGCTCTGGAGTTAAAAACTTTGCTAAGGGTTTTGGTCAGGGATTAATGGGTAAAAAGAATGCACCTGCAAAAAGTGCGCCGGCTGCTGCCGCAGCTCCTAAAGTAACTCCTACTAAGCCTGGTGCTCCAGCAGCTAAACCAGGGACTGCTCCAGCAGCTAAAGTAGCACAACCTGCAGCAAGTCCTAATATGGATGTAATGAAAAAGAGTATTGCATCAATGCAACCTAAACAACGAGCAGCTATTAGACAACAAGCATCTAAAAAAGCCGGAGTAGTATAATGAGACTTAACGAGATCGATTTAACACAGCGTACACTAATTACTGAAGGATGGAATGATCCTCGCTTAACACTACTTGAAACACAACATATTATTCCTTTTATCACAAATGTTGAGCGTTATATTGTAGAAGCAAAGTTAAGCCCAGATCAAATTAGTCAATTATTTACAGATGTTGAAAAAAATGCAACAGCA